ATTAATTTAGTTAAATTCTTTTTTATTTAGTTAAGTTCTTTTTTATTTTTCTTTATTTAAGTAAATATTGGTTAAGTTCTTATTAATTTATTTTTAATTGTTGTGGAGCGTAGCGAAACAACCAATCACATTTTTGTTTTTAAAAGTAAAATTGACATAGGAATATTATTAATAAGTAATGAATTTTTTACTTCATTTTAATACAAGTAAAAAAATATGTTGAAAGTGTCTGTTCTTATTTAGAACTGGTAAATAAACTTTTTTAATAGCTGATTATACACATCTTTAAATGATGCTTTATATTCAACTATCTCAGGATGAAAATTACTCTTCAAATAATCGAAGATATTCTTCATTTGTTTATATGAACCAATATTGACACTTTCAACATATTCTTTTAATTTGCATTGAGATTGTGCGGATGTAACACAAGTAAAACCTAATCGTTCGTATTGATCATTAAATGAACAATCACTATCACCTAACTTAGGACGATTTGCATTGGTTACTGACGCCATAAAATCGTATACATTATATCGGAATTGTTGCTTTTCGAGACGATCTTTAATAGATATAAGATTCTTTTTGTTTACATTGATATGAATAACATCAAGAGGTTTATTGATGTTAATTGTAAACCCTCTAATCATCTTATAATGTTTTTTAGAACCAAGTAAATTAGTATCTAATTCTAAATCCTTTTGTTCATTCTTGCCTATTGTTCTTGTGACGTATGTTACATTAGAACAAGTGGCTTTTAAATATTTTTTAACATCATTCTTAGTAAGACCAAAAATGTTTTGGATCTGTTTATAAGTAAAAATAACATCTTTGCAACCATTAACTAATATTTCAATCAACTTCCAATTACAATCTTTAACAAGATTAGTTATATTATGGTTATATTTTTCAAATTGCTCATGATTTATTCTGATATTATAAAGATGTTTATGGGGAGTTTGAATTGATAACGATGAAAGAATATTGTTGACTTTGTATCTATTATTTGATACTTTTGATATAATACCTTTTTTAGAATAAAAATTTGATTGGCACAAATCAAAGAAATGATCGAATGGAACAAATGATTTTTTTGCAAATGTGGTTGATTGAAATAATCTTGGAAAGTAATTCTTAAAAATAACCCTTAGATTATCTTTTGAAAATTCTTGATTATTATCAATAAGCAAAAGACCGCTAACAAAGTCCATAAAAGAAGTTGGAACTTTTTTATTAGCGATCATTAGATTAACGCCCTGAAGAATATCAGAACTTATAATCTTGCTTAATTTTACATTTTTACGAATCATTTTTATATTATACCACAAAAATCAATTTTTGTAACTCATTTATTCTATTTACTGCCGAACTGTAGAAATTGCGTGTATTATTTTTATACAAAATTGTAAAGGACCATCAGCGATGACTTTAAACATAATACAGTAAATATTATATACTAATTTTAAAAATTTATATATTGGGTTTTATGTGAATATCGTAATAAAAAAATATAACGAGACTTATGTAAAAATTGAAGCTGATATCGTTGTTCTACAAGCTATATCAGAATATTTTTCATTTAAAGCTGAGAATTATCAATTCACGCCAAAATATAAAACAGGCCAATGGGATGGAAAAATTAGATTATATGATCTGAATAAGAATTTGTTTCCCATTGGCCTGCTATTTAAACTGCACGCTTGGTTATCAAAACAAGATATAACTATTGAATACGTTAATTTTGATAAATCCAATACGATTGCAAATAATCAGCAAATTATTACATTTTCAGAAGATGTTTTAAAATTTCCATTTCCTTTGAGAGATTATCAGTTAGAAGCTATTAAAACAGGTTTATGCGAAAGAAAAGGCGTTTTATTATCACCAACTGGAACAGGCAAATCTGCAATCATTTATACATTAGTTAAAATGATTTTACACAGAAATCAAGATTATAAAATTCTAATTATAGTTCCAACAATTTCATTGGTTGATCAAATGGTTGGAGACTTTGATGATTATTCAGTTAAATTAAAAAGGCCATGCTCTAAAGATTGTCAAAAGATTTTTTCTGGTCAAGATAAGCAGATTAAAAAATCGATAGTCGTATCAACTTGGCAATCATTACAGACTTTACCAAAAGAATTTTTTATGCAATTTGGAGCGGTTATTGTTGATGAATGTCATACCGGTTCAACTGATGGAAAAACAATTAAAAAGATTGTTGAATATTGTTCTAGAGCGAAATATAAAATCGGTACATCTGGAACTATACAAGATGCAAAATTGAATGAATATTCATTAAATGCATTGTATGGAAAAATTTATCAATTCACTCAGACCTCAAAAGAAATAGAACGAGGCAATCTTTGTGACTTAATAATCAATCAAATCTTTTTGAAATATTCAAAGAAAGAATCTGCTGATCTATTAAAAGAAAAGATTAAGATTAAACAATTTCATGAAGGCCAAGCTTTGGGTGCTTCATTATATCATTGCGAAGTCAATTTCATTAATAAATTAAATTACAAACGAAATTTGATTGAATCTATATGCAAAAAACAAACTGATAATATTCTTGTGTTGTACCGCAGAAATAGTCAGTTTGGAATTAAGTTATTTGAACAACTTAAAAATAACTTAACAGATAGACAAGTATTTTTGGTGAATGGCAACACTGATAAAGATATAAGAAATGAAGTTAGAAAAATTTGTGAGAAATCTGATAACGCAATAATTGTTGCAAATTATGGTGTATTTTCGACGGGCGTCAATATTAAACGATTGCATCATATTATATTTGGCGAATCTATCAAATCAAAAATATCTGTTTTACAGTCGATTGGACGTGGCTTACGCGTTCATTCGAGCAAGAACAAAGTAAATATATATGACATCGTAGATAGTTTATCCTACGGGAAAATAAAGAACTCTATTCTTAAACATGCTGAAGTAAGATTAGAGCTTTATGAAAGAGAACAATTTAAAGTTAAAAAATGGGAAGTTCAAGCCAACACTTTTATAAAGGAAAGCCAAAATTAAATTCAACATCAAAATATACTCAAGGAATTTACAAACCAGTAAATATATCTAAGTATGTTGGAAATGTGAATAATATTGTCTTTCGATCTTCATTAGAATTGAAATATTATAAATATTTCGATTTGAATCCATCTATTCTTGAATGGAAATGTGAAGAAACTATAATTCAATATTTAAATCCTATCGATAATAAGATGCATCGATACTTTGTAGATGTATATGTAAAATTTATGAATAACAAAAAAGAAATAAAAGAAGCAATAATTGAAATAAAACCATTATCACAAGTTAAAAGACCTATCAAAGGTAACTCTAAAATGAAAACATTTGCTCATGCTGTTAATACGTATATAGTAAATGAAGCCAAGTGGAATGCAGCCAAAAATGTTGCAATTCATAAGGGAATGGATTTTTTAATATTAACCGAAAATGGATTTGTTGATTGGGAATTAAAGTTGTAAAAATAATGCTCTAATACTGGAAATTTATCATGAATAGTAACGAAATAATAACACTTATCATAGTAACTATCGCAGGGTTAATCTATGGCGCTATTAAAAATGGAATACACACATACATATCAGATGCTACAAAAAAATTCTTAAATACTTTTTTACACAAACAATTCAATGGAAATGAACTTAGCGCAGAGTTTGATTCTATTTATGAGCGATTAGTTGAAATAAAAACTATTCTAAATGCTGATAGAGTGTTTATTGATAATTTTCATAATGGTTCTAACTTTCTACCAAATAGACCAATATGGCGAATGACTAGGACGTATGAAATAACAGCGAGTGGAGTCAGCTATACAACAAAGGATATGCAGAACATTTTAGCAATATCAATTTGGGATATGATTTCTCCATTATTTGATTCAAAACAAAAAAAATATGCAGAAAAATTAAAAGGCGATTCATGCGAAAACTCATGCAAATCTCCTTTTGGCGTTTATAGAATACAAGTTAATAAAATGTCTGAAACACTATCAAAGTTGATGTTACGAAATCAAGGTGTAAATACAATTTTAATCATTCCAATTATTCAAAACGGTGAAAATATTGTTGGATTCTTAGGAATACATTTTATGGATGAAAATGAAAATAAGTTCAATGTATGCGAAATATGTCAAAAGGTGCAAGAGATTGAATATTTTTTGAATAAAGGATGAAATATGAAAAATTGGTCTAGCATATTATTAGAGTCAATGCTAATTAAAAAAATTGATAAAGATATTGAATCAAAGATTAAAAACGATCAATTATATCATTTGACTAATAAAGAAGCAGCAAAAAATATAATGACACATAATTATTTTAGACCATCGCTAGGAACAATACACAAAAAAGGTCTATCAACAACATTTGACCCAACGTATGTTTGGGGTAGAGGTGAAATTAGATTTGTTCTATCATATAAAAAATTAAAATCTGATTATGAATTAATGTTTGTTGACGAAGGTTTAAACGGCGTTGATGAGAGTGAAATAAAGGTAATGTCTGACTCAGCAATAATGAATGCTCGAAAATATATTATAGATATCATATATAAAGGTTCCGACGCATCACTCAAAGATCAAATCGATTCATTCTTGAGCGAGGACTAATATGGCGAGTTTACCAAAACAAGTTCAAAAACTATTGGACATTATAGAAGATAGAGAAAAAATACAAGTTGAGACTTTAAAAAGTCCATTAAAAGCAAAACTTGGATATCTCTATTTAATGATTTATGATGCTAAATGGAAGTCACAACTTGAATTTTGGGATGCTCTTCCAATGTTTATACTATTGGGTAAATCAGGTGATAGATTTATTGGAATAAACTTTCATTATCTTCCATGGACATGGCGAAAATCATTATTAACTGAATTTATGAAAGCTACATCATGGAAAAAGAGAATTAAATATTCTGATATTAAGAATGCTTTTAAAGCTGCTCAAATTCCAAAAGGCTATTTAATGCTTTGTATCAGAACATATTTATATTCTCATATTAGAAGTCAAATAAAAGAATTCAACAATCAAAATTTTGATGTTGTTGTTGATAATGTAATGCCGAAATTTAAAAAGGCAAGTGAAGAATATATCTTTAAAACTTTAATGAGCCGATTTTATACAAAAGTTGGCGGCATCAAGAAATCAAGTAAATAATAGAAAGTTCAAAGGAATTATTATATATGTTTAAAAAATTATCAGTATTTAAAGACGTTCTACCAAGCTTTTTACAACAAAAGCTTGGATTTGAAACAATTGGTGAACCAGAGATTCCAGAATTTATTGAAGCTGATAAAGGTCGAGTTAGTGAAGGCGGTGTTCACAATTTCCTTTTCAACTTTGATATGGAATTTGATAATATTGCTCAATTGATTCATCAATATAATCAATTTTCAATGCTTGATTTTGTTGAAGAGGCTATTGATGAAATCGTAGATGAAGCGATCGTGATGGATGATTTTAATCCAGTTATTAGATTAAATTTGGATTTGATTGATACCTCAGAAAATACAAAAAAGAAAATCATTGAAGAATTTGAATATCTTAAAAAATTGTTAAAATTTGATATTAAAGCCGATGAATATTTTAGACGTTGGTATATCAATGGCCGTTATTATTTGCAACCGCTCTTTTCCACAAATAAAAAGGATGGTATAATCGGCTTTCACCACGTTTCACCATTTAAAATATTTAGATTTTTTGATAAAAAAATTGGAAAATATTTTTACTATATTAGCGAAGATGATAATGAACTTTTCTTGAAAAAGAAATATTTTGATCCTAATGATATTCCAAAAGATTATATTGTTTCATCTGATCACATTATTTTTGTTCCATCTGGATTAACAGATGCTAAAAATAATTATTATATATCTCATCTCCACAAAGCTATCAAACCAGCTAACCAATTAAAACTATTAGAAGATTCTCTTGTTGTGTATAGATTCACTAGAGCACCCGAGAGAAGGGCTTTTTATATTGATGTTGGTAAACTTGGACAAGCTAAAGCGGATCAATACGTAAAAACTTTAATGAATAAGTTTAAATCACGTTTAACTTATGATACAACAACTGGTCAATTAAATCAATCAAAGTCTATAATGACAATGTTAGAAGATTATTGGCTGCCTAGAATGGGCAGTAAAGGCACAGAAGTTCAGACTATTTCTGGTGGTCAACAACTTGGTGAAATTACGGATGTTTTATATTTTAAAAGAAGAACTTGGAAATCATTAAAGATACCTTCTTCTAGAGCAGATAACGACAATGCTCCAACAGTGGATTTTGGATCAAATGAATTTTCAAGAGAAGAATTAAAATTTGCAAGATTTTGCAAAAAACTTAAAATGAAATTTTCTGATATGCTAACACAAGCTCTTAAAATTCAGCTGATCTGCAAAAACATAGTAAATATAAAAGAATGGACTGACATGTTTGAAGATAACATTCGATATGAATGGAATGAAAATTCATATTGGGCTGAAAGCAAAGAATTGGCTTTATTGGAGCGCAGAGTAGAAATGCTCGACAAAGTTGAAGCATATAAGGATAAGTTCTTTAGTAAAAAGTATATTAATAAATATATTTTACGAAGAACAGATGATGAAATTGAAATAGTAAATAAAGAAATAGAAGAAGATTTGAAAACTAGTGAGTCTGATTTGCCCGAAAATAATATTGATGAAACTGGAGAACAAATAAATGAATAGAAAAGCTATTGTTGATAAAATGTTTGAAGCTTGTACCGAACAGAAGATTTATGACTTTAAAGATAAATTTATGGCTGTTTTTACTGAAGAATTTAATAAGTGCTGTAATAAAGTTGCAAAAGAAGTTAGTCGCGAATTGGCTAGATTTGATGTTGTTGAAGAAAGTGTTTCGATCCCTCTTTCAACGCCAGACGTTAAGAGTGCTGAACTCTTTGCAGTAGAATCTGATGATGAAAATATGGTTGTTAAATTCAAACTCGATGATTCAGAAGATGAAATGGAATATAAAATTCCAGAAGAAAATGCAGATTTTTATAAAGCTCTTGAAGAAGATGGATTAGATTCATTAGATGATGAAATGAAAGAAAAACTCTCAGCTGATTTATCAGAATTTGTTATTGATATGAATAAAAAAGCTAAATCTGTAAAAGAATCTAGTGGCGGCGATATGTTTCGAATTGAGGGCGTCGATAAGAATGGAAAAGACTACAAATCAAATTGGACCAATGATAAAGGCAAACTAAATTCAATAAAAAAAGAACTTGAAGCAATAGGTTACAAGCAACTTAGCATACGAAAAACATTAGATACTAAAACAAAAGAAGTTGCAGACGATTAAAAGGACAAATCAATGGAACGATTAAAATTAGTTAGAGAATTTAATTGTGAAAAAATTAAACCAGTTCTCGAAGATATCAATGGAAAAAAATCATGGGTATTAGAAGGAATCGGTATCCAAGTAAATTTAAAAAATGCCAATGATCGTTTCTATGTTCGCGAGCCAATGTTAGAACAGCTTCAAGATCATGTTGATAATTATTTGCAAAAGAATAGAGCTCTCGGCGAATTAAATCATCCTGATGAATTGAAAGATCAAGTAAGAATAAATCTTGAACGAGTTTCACACAAATTCACCGAAATAAGAATTGACAATAATGATATTTATTTGAAGGCAAAACCAATTGAAGGAAACCCATGTGGAGACATAGTTATAAACTTATTAAACGCTGGAGTTCAATTAGGTTTTTCATCAAGAGCATTGGCAAAACTTGTTAAGAAAAATGATTATATTGAAACTCATTGCCGAAAAATAATTTCGTTGTCAGACATAGTATATGACCCAAGTGCTCCTGACGCGTTCGTTCAAGGTGTTATGGAAGATAAGGATTGGGTATATCAAAATGGGGTTATTCTTGAAGCAAAAGATTTTGATAAGGTGATTGAAGAATCGAAAGATGATTTTCGAAACATGACATCAAAAACTAAAGATCAAATAGTTAAAAAGGTTATGACTAATTATTTTAGATCTTTATTTCGAAAGTAAATATTACACGAATACTAATTTAAGGGAGTAATAAACATGAAGAATTTAATACCTGCATTTGAGAAATATATTAAAGATGAAGTTTTGTCAGAAGAAGCAAAACAGGAATTAGATGTCATTTTTGAATCTATGGTCGCAGAAGCTGCAAACGAACGAATTGAATCAGAAAAACGTGCAATTACCGAAGAATATGATTCAAAGTTTGAAGCTGTAGTTGAAGAATATAATGCCAAGACCAAAGAACAAATCAACGACTATATGAAGCACTGTGTTGATGAATTTGTAACTGAAAATAAAGTTGCAATTAAAAACGTTATCGTTGTTGAAAAAGCAAAACAGATTATTGATGGCATTCAAGCTGTTTTTGAAAAAAATGGTATCAAACTTCCTGAAGGTAACGAATCACTCGTAAGCGAAATGAATACTCGCAAGCAGATTCTTGAAATTGAAAATACTAAAATTCTAAATGAAAACATTGAATTGAAAAAAGACGCTGTTGAAGCACAGAAAGCTGTTATTTTTCTTAAAGCAACTAATGGTATGTCAACCGTTAGCCAAGAAAAGCTTTTAAACCTTATGTCTGGTCTTGTTACTGAATCTGTTAAAGATTTTAGCGATAAACTTGCAATTCTTAAAAAGACTGTAATTGGCGAAGCAAAGAAAAAGAAAGTCACCAAAGAAGAAGATGAAGAAGAAGTAAATAAGGATGAAGTTGAAGAAGAAGATGAAGTTAAGGATGTCGTTGATAAAGACGAAGAAGATGAAGAAAAGAAAGATAAAGTTGCTAAAGAAGAACGCCTCAAAGTTGATGGCTACCTCAGTAGATTAAGAAAGTAAATAAAACTAATACTGAAATATTTTAAGGAGTTTATATTATGATGGACAGTGAAATTAATAAAACAATTGTATTTGATTCTCCGGCAAAGCTTATGAAAAAATGGGATAAAGTTATCACATGTGAAGATAAAGCTTTTGATTTTATCAGAGACGTAATGCCAAAAGTTAAATCAAAACATGTTCCCATTCTTGCAATGCAGCTCGAACAGCTTGAAAAATTGGTTCTTGAATCAACTGTTTCTGGCGATCTCGAACAGTTTCAGCCGATTCTTATTCCTATGCTTAGACGTGTAGTTCCTTCTCTTATCGGTATGGAAATCTTTGGTGTTCAGCCTCTTAATACTCCAGCTGGTCTTATTTTTGCTCTTAGAGCAGTATATGCTGGCACAGAAGCTACTCCTCAGAAATATGCAACAAGCCAGATTCTTATTGTTGGTAGTTCAACTGGTTTTACCGTTGGTGGTGATATCACAAATTCTACCGGTGTTACTGGTACAGTAGCTTACATTGAAGGTAACAAACTTCTCGTTAAAATTACCTCAAACAGCGGTGCTGATAGATTTGCAATTGATGATCTTCTTGATAATGCAAATCCTTACAATGCTCAGGCAACCACAGTTGTTTCACAGACTGCCAATGAAGCTCTCTACAAAACCATTTTCAAAAACTGGTCTGGCTCAGTAACAACTGCAGCTGGTGAAGTTCTTGGAACTGATATGAAAGAACTTGGCGTTACTATTGAAAAAGCAACTGCTTCTGTTAGAAGTAGAAAAATGAAATCTAGTTACACTAGAGAAATGGCTGAAGATCTCCAGTCATGCCATGGTATCGATGCAGTTAGTCTTTTCACACAGATTGGTTCAGAAGAAATTATTCTTGAACTTAATCGTGAATTCATTGATCTTGCTGATGCCAAAGCCGTTATCGGTGGCGTAACTTCGTGGAATTATTCAACTGCTGATGGTAGATGGGAAGTTGAAAAGTATCAGAACCTTGCAGCTAAGATTTCCAGAACTTCACGTGAAATTGCAAAAGCTAACAGACGCGGCCAGGGTAACTTCATGATTGTTGATACCTCCACTCTTACCGCTCTTGAAATGTCTGGCAGACTCGATACTTCAAATGTAGATCCTCTTGCATCTGCATTCGTAGGTATGTTTAATGGTTACATGAAGGTTTTTGTTGATATCCAGAGTGATGCAACACAGATCATTATGGGTTATAAGGGTAATACAGAAGTTGACGCTGGTGTATTCTATTCACCTTACGTTCCTCTCAAAATTACTCAGGGTGTAACTCAGGAATCTGATCAGCCTAGAATTTTCTTCAGAATGAGATATGCTCTCACTGATAATCCGTTTGGAGCTGAACATTATTTCAGAAAGATCGAAATCACCAATCTTCCTTCATAACATCTGATTGAGTAAATAAGAGCATGGGGATTAAATTCTCCATGCTCTTTCTTTTTATATAGGAGATTAAACAAATGCCAGATATTCCAGATTCAAGATTTATCTTTCCATTAGAATTAGATGGTAATTCTTCTTTTGGAGCATCTAATTTTACTCATCCGTTTATCAAAATAAACTTTTATAAATGGAGTGCTCAACAAGTTGAAAGCCAAAAACCATTATTTGGTAAAGAAAATATTGCTCAATTCTTTTTTGCTATTCCAGAACAAACAATAACAGAAACATTTAATCATAATTGGGAAGATAATATCGATATATTTAAAGGCGGGCAAGCTTTAACAACATCTGTTTTAAGTAGATTAGCTGGTTGGGTCACAGGAGATTCTGAAGCATTAAACGCAATTGGCAATGTTGCCACTCGTGGCGAGGGCTATAAAATAAATGACTTTGTTATGCAAACATATAATAATATTGACTTTAGAAAGTTTGATTTTATGTTTAATCTTGTCCCAAAATCAAAAGAAGAAGCTGATATTATTTTTAAAATAATTAAAAAGCTAAAATATTTAACAACGCCAGAACTCGGAGTAAAATTAATATTCCCAAACATTTGTGATGCTTCTATTTATGGTGGCAACGGAAAAATACTATTTCAAACATTGTTATCTGGCGTTGATCAATTATCAATTAATTATTCTCCTGAAGGTTTTATGCGAACATTTGCTGATGGTAATCCAACTCAGGTTCAGATTGCTATATCAATGAAAGAACTTAGACGATTTTCAAAAGAAAATATTTAAAGAGGAAATACAATGCAATATTTCAATAATTTGCCTGTCATAAATATAAATGATTCACAATTTAGAAATCTTTTTAAACGCGTTGTTATAAATGAAATTCGTGAAGATCAATTGCGAAATTACAGAATTCAAGATTATGAAACATTGCCAAGCATAGCCAATAAAGTTTATGGATCGCCTGATTATTGGTGGATTATTGCATTACTTAATAACATAAGTGACATTAACTTTGATATATCATTACCAACTGAGCAAATTGAATTTATTGCAACAGAATTAGCTACAGAAAAATACTATGCAAATTCTATTTTACAAGCATCAATTATTCAATTAACTCCAGAGATGCTCGAAATGGACATAGTATTTAATAATACAGAAGCTGATGATTATGTTGTTATTCTTTCTTTGCAAGCTAATAATACAACTCTCGGTGATTTAACCAATGTTGAATATGGTTATCAAAAAATTGGTGTAAATTCATTTCGAATCGTAGTTGAAGATACATTGTCAACACCAATAAATATTGGCTATGCCGTGTTTAAACAAACTGATCCCATTGAAGAATTGAACATGGAATTATTTGTTGAATATTTTGATAAGCTTTTAAGAGAAGCTGATGATAAGAGAATAATTCGTTTGATTAAAGAACAAGATGTTGGTTATTTCATCACCAAATTTTTATTAGCTCTTAATAATGATGTTAGTGAAAATGGAAACGTTGAAACATTCAAATCAACTATAAATAATTTAAAACAATATAAAGATAAAGATGATCCAGAACATGGTTTAATTGTTGATTTTGATAGTGGATTAACAGCTGGTGTTGGTGATTTTAGCGAAATAATAATTGACAACTACGATTATGATTATCACATATATTTATCAAATAGACCAACAGCTGATCAACTAGGAACTCTTGGCGATATTGGTATTAGAAGTAATCTGATCAAACCAAGAGTTTATAACACTGGTGCTAGTGATATTGTTTTTGATTATTTGGTAGTATCTCCTGATGATAAAAAGTTCTCAGAACAAGAAGAAATAATTCAATCTGGAATAAGCAATTTTGCTGGAACAGGATTATACACAGAAATAGCATTAGATGATAATGATGACATTTTGAATGAAGCACAAATTGGTGTAATGATAACACCAATAATTGATCGCTTGGTTGATTTTACGGAAGTTGGAAAGGTTAGTTTTGAAGCAATAGATAAAAATACTTTAAGAATTTATAATACTGGAGCATCTGGGAATAGATTCTATTGGTCAATTTTTAAAAATACATTTTCTAACATTACATATTTGTTTCCTGGAACTGGAAATCTAATTGCTTTATATGTTGGATATGTAACAACTGATGAAACAAAAATTTGTCCTGTTATTTCTCCTCCATTATTTAGCACTTGGCCAACTGCTGGTAATATTGGTGAAGTTGGTTTTGCAGTTGATAGTTTGACAGAGATAAATGTTTTTAATTCTGGTGCTTCTGGTGATTCTTTTAACTATAGAGTGTATGTTGATGAAGAGCATGGTGATATACTTACCGATCCAGTTGAAGGAGTGCCTATAAGTGTCGAAAATGATCCCAGTATTATTGATTCGACAGATATATGTTTTGCCGCTACGCAATTAGCTACAAGCTCTGATGATCTTGGTAATGCTGGTACAACTTCAATTCAATTGATAGATAAAAATAATATCAAATTCTTTAATTCTGGAGATGATTCAATTCCGTTTAGATATGTCATTATTCACGATGCAATTGAACACGGAATAGCAGAAACTGCTGGGTTAAATTCATATACAACAATCACATTACAAGTTCATGGCGAAATAGTAAACACAACACAGATGAATCTTTTAATAACACCAATATTTAGTTTGGATCCAGAAGTTGAAAATATTGGAGATATTTATTATTTGCCAATATCCACAACAGAAGTAAGAGTTTATAACACAGGTATTGCTGGATTAACTTTTAAATGGATTTTAGTCGAAAGGCAATAATATGAGTGAAAATGATGTATTAAATTTATGTAACTTATATAGTATTAATATTGTTTCAAAGAATGGTGAATCATTAGATCTTTCAAATGTATTCATGAAAATTGAAATATATGAAGATATTTTTTCTCATTATTTAACAGCAATGCTATCTATAAAAGATACTTCTGATATGCTCAAGAACTTTCCAGTAATTGGTGGAGAATATGTTGAAATTGCTTTTGCTGATTCAGCATATAATTCGGCTCGATTCTTTGATTTTTATGTTGAAGAAGTTATGCCTCAAACACAATCATCAAATGAATTGAATAAGAATGTATCATTAATATTTAAATTGGCTTCTGCTGATCATATAAACGCTTTAAATAAAAGGTTTAGTTATAAGTTTGAAGACACTAGTTATTCAATTTTAAATACAATTTTTTCAAGTATAAACTCAAAAAGAATAGTGCAATCAATAGAATCAGAACAAATGGAATTTGTTGCCAATTTTTGGAATGTTGATGAAATCATTGATTATATTAGCTATCAAAATAAAGATAGTTTATTTTTTGAAACAAGCGATCAGTATCGATTTGAAACTTTGAATAATTTAGTTTCTCAATCGCCAGTTCATGAATTATTTATGATGACAAATGTCGAAAGCAAAGTAGGTTTAAATACGGTTCAGCAATATCAATTTGACAAATATTTTAGTATATTAAAAATGTTAAATATTGGTGGCTTTGGAAAAACTGTATATAAGCCAAGCATCGAAAATTATGGCTATGAAATGGAAAAGAAAACATTAAACGATGTTTATGATAATGATTTTAAAATGATGGGATCTAATAAACCATTTCAAGCATTTTTGTCGAGTTTTGATAATGATATTGATGTTGATTATGATGATTTGGAATCATCACTAACACGAAACATTATATTGTCGACAGCACAAAATTATAATTTAACATTACAAATAAATGGTTCGTTGAAAAGAAAAGCTGGTGACGTTGTAAAATTCAATTTGCCTAGCTTTGATAATCAGCCAATTAATCAGAATTTTCAAAATGATTGGCTTATCTTGCAAATCAAACATATTATTGAAGCGAATAGAAGTTATAAACAGAATATCCGTTTATTTAAAAATGCATTTTTTAATAATGCGAAAGTTGGTTGATATATGTTTTATATTGGAATAGTTGAAGATAATAATGATCCGTTAAAACTCGGAAGACTTCGAATAAGAGTCTTTGGAATTCATACGGAAAATAAAACTCAAATAGATTCACCGACTCAATTATTATTAACAGAACAATTGCCATGGGCAATTCCAGCATATCCAATTACAAATTCATCAACTGATGGTATATCCGATTTTGGTGGAATCGTAAATGGAACAAAAGTCTTTGTCTTCTTTTTGGATCGATTTAAACAAAAACCAGTTTATTTTGGTGTAATGCCGTTTATAGTTGATCAAACACCCGTTTATGAAAATGGTTTTACTGATCCAAACGGAGAATATCCAACTGATGATTATAAAGATGAAAGTTCAATTTCAAGATTAGCAAGAAATGAAAAAACGGACGATACATGTGTTAAAACAAAAAATGATAATCTAACCACTTTTCAGGTTGGTGGTATTGATGTCGATGAGCCAGAATCTGGTTATAACACAACATATCCATATAATAGAGTTATTGAAACTCAATCGGGAATAATTATTGAATTGGATTCAACACCGAATTCTGAACGCATACATATTTATCATCCATCAAACTCATACACTGAAGTTTATCCAGATGGTTCAAAAGTATCAAAAATTCAAGGAAATGATTTTGATATCGTTTTGCAAGATAAGTATGCATATGTTAAAGGTGATTTATTGTTAAAAGTTGATGGAAATTCATTAGTTGAAATAAATGGAACAACTGATTTGATATGTAATGGAATTGCTACAATAGAGTTAAAAGATGAGGCTTCAATTACAGCTGAAAAAGAAATCTTTATTGATGGTAACGATTCAATCAATATTATGTCATCCAATGAAGTAAATATTGGCTCTGCAAATGAATTAAACATAGCTGGCGGGAATACAAACATTACTGCAACAGGTATATTAACTATATCTGCAACAAGTGCAATAAACGTGGATGCTACAACAGCTCTTGATATTAACTGCGCAACATGCTCGGTTACATCAACCGGTATTGTTACGATAACAGGCTCATTAATAAATCTGAATTGAGTAAATAAAATATGATATCAAAAGTTAATGATATATGTCAGGGTTACTGCGCAGCTTGCGAATCTTGGATGAGTGGACGAATAATTACTGGCTCAAACAATGTATTCACAAATGGTTTGCCAACATCTAACTTACATTGTATTGTTCAAGGTTCATGCGGTCATATTGGATTTTTAATTGGAACGACAAAAAATAGAGTCAATTCTCTTCCAATTGGAATGATAGGTTCTCCATTTGTTGGAACATTTAGCGGTTCAGTTATAACTGGATCTAGCAATGTTAGGAGCATATAAATGTCTGATTATTTAGATTTGGATTATTTCATGGCTAGAAATGAGTTTAGCGGAATTAATTATAGAGAAGATGCTGAAGCTGTTAAGCAGTCAATGGTTGACATTTTATTGACAAAACTTGGCGAACGTGAAAACATGCCTTTATATGGCTCAAAAATCTATACACTACTGATGGAAAAGATTAGCGATATAACAGCAATCATGCTTAAAGATGAGATCAAAGTAGCGCTAGAAAACTGGGAACCTAGAATACGATTAACCAACATTGAAATAGAAAAACATTTAGATGAACAATATTACGAGGTGTTTATTTATTTCGATCTTATTCGTTTATCAGAATCTAATGTTTTAAATCTTACGTTAAATAGAGTTAGTTGAGGGACACTATGGCTTATAAAGAATTTTATGATGTTGATTATGAATCAGTAAAATCACGTTTGAAAACATTTTTATCACAACAGACAACGCTAAAAGATTATAACTTTGAAGGATCGGCTATTTCTTCGTGGATAAATTTTTGTGCTTATATTATCATGTATTTAAATTCTATTTTGAATTTTGTTGGTAATGAGCTGTTTATTCAGACTGCTCAATTGGAAGAAAACATATATAAATCAGCATATCAATTAAATTATCTTCCGAGAAGAAAATCGGCCCCAAAAATAACATTAGTTGTTACTAATACAAAAACATCTGATGTTCTTATACCAGCATACACTTCATTTATAATGGAATCGATTCGACTTATAACAATAGAAGATTTTACAATTCCAGCATCATCATCAATGGATATAGAAGCATATGAAGGACAGCTAATAACGTACGAACATACATTTCTAGGCGAAGATTTTGAATCATTTTATTTAGCTGACAAAGAAACTGTTGATCAAGAAAATTTTGCTTTGTTTGTTAATAGTGTTCAGTGGAAATCAGTTTATGAACAGCAGAATTATTACTTAGCAAATAATTACTTTATTCGTTATCTTGACAATTTCGAAATTCGTTTTGATAAGTACGATGGTTTTTTTAATGTTCCAGCGGCTGGTGATTCCATTCAAGTTAAATATATTAAAACAAATGGAGCATTATATAATGGTTTAACATATGAGAAAGCCATTCTCTTTGAAACAGCATTCTTGGATTCAGGTTATTTATCAACGCTAACAACGGATGTGCTTAAAGATGGCTTAGATGAGGAAGAAATGCAATCTATCGCTTCTAATGCACCTTTGTTTTTCTCTGGTGCTGGTAGATGCGTCACTGAAGATGATTATAGAAACAAAATAACTGAATTGCCATTATATCATAACATGGCTGATATGACAATTTATTCTTCTCATAGAGATATTGTAACTTTATTAGATGAGTATCCAACAGAAACATTAACGACGAGTTCTAAATTGGATAAAGGATATTTCATTTTCTCTGGTTTGAGACGAACAGTTGATGAAAATGATTTAAGTGTAACATATGAATTTATGACATCTGAAGAACAGAATTCTGTTATAACATTTTTTGAGCCATTCAAATTTATTCAAGTTTTTGGTAAGTATAAAAAACCAAACATTTTAAGAGTTTATCCATCAATTACTGTTAAAATGCTTAGAGACTTTGATATTGATAAAGTTGCGTTTGAATTAGCCATACATGATTATATGGAAACAAAAGTTAAGTTCAATTCTTCGTTTAATATTTCGGAATTGATAACGTTCATAAAATCATTTGACTTTGTTAATTATTGTTCTGTAACTTATAGAACTTTTGTATCGTTTCCAAAAGCATTAAATTTTGTAAAAGTTAATAGTGTTACTGGTTTTGAAGTTGGAGATACTGTTAGTGGTTTATATTCTGGACATACGGTATCGGGAATAATTACACTTATAAATTCATTTAGAAATGAACTTGTCATAGAAAGAACTACAACTGATATATTTCATTCAGGAATGACAATTACTAATGGAACAACTTCAACAACAACAAACACAGTATTTGCATCAGTTGTTATTCGATTAGATAGAGAAGTTGTTCAAAATTCAATATCTGGAAATCTTGGTGGATTTGTAATAACTGATAATGGTCTTGGTTCAATCCTTATAAATGGTGTATACAGTGGAACAATCAATTATGACACAGGCTATATAGAAATACAAGACAAATTTTATTTCAATACATACAATGTTATGTCCTTTGAAGTTGAATTTGCAGATGATATTGCAATCGAATTCAACAAAGAAACTTTTCTAGACCATGATAGAGCTTATATGGAGTATATTCAATGATTCTTACTAAACGTCTTAGACAGATTATTGATTCAAAAATTCCAGAATATTACTATACACGTTATCCGCAATATATAAAATTCTTATATGGATTTATAGATTTTGTTGATCAAGAATGCGCTCAGGATATAATGAATATCACTGATAATCTTGATCCGGATAAAATAACTGATACTTTTATTGATGATTATTTTGAGCAATATTGTAAAAATTTATTGGATACGACACAATATCAGCTTACTAATGAAAATAAGAGATTATTTCTTTCCATTAGTAAGTTGCTTTATAATAATAAAGGTAAAAAATTATCATTTGATATTGCATTAAAATATTTAACACGATTCTTTGTTTATAGCGATGAGAATTATGTAGAAACAATTGATTATACTGTAATTGAAAATTCTGATTATTGGATGAGTTATGATCCACCTTATTATATTCCTGGAAATTATCTCCCATATAAAAATGCTTATACCTATACGATTCAAGGCGACTTTAGACGTAATTTAATTGTATCCATGATCGATCAATTGAATCCAGTTGGATTTTATCCAGAGTTTTTATTTCCAGTAGATGGAACAGATAGTTTTTATATTGCTGATGCGATTGAAACATATGCCATCGGGGAAGTATATTCACCAACAGAACCGTTTTATGTTGCTGATGCAATTGAAACATATGAATTTGATTTTTTAGTAGCGCCAAATATAATTGAAATTGCTGATCTAAGTGAAAAAGTATTTTATTATAATGGTGCTAGAATGTTTGATGGAACAAGAAATTATGATGGTAAAGATGGCGGAGTATTTGAATTATATTCAATAGTTGCATCTGAACTTGGAGTTCCATACGACACATTTGATAAATTATTATAAGTAAATAAAGTTAATAACCCGGAGGTAAACAATGCAAACCGATGTTTATAACATAAATAATGTAAGTGGTATTCTTCATCTTGATATTATCAAAAATGGAGAAGTTATAGCAACTGAAGAACATAATCTAATTGTCAACACGTCTTGTAGAATACTATCACAATTGCTTGGTGGCGTTGGTGTTTATACAAATAAAGCTGTAAATAAAGTAAAATTTGGTAGTGGTAATTTACCAGTAGGAATTGCAAAAACGAATCTTGATGGAACAACTTATTTGAAATCTATTGATTCGGTGACATATGATGGATCTGGTGCTCCTGATGATATCATTTTTAATTTTACACTAGCCGATAGTGAATTTAATGGCCATGATGTTTGGCAATTTGGTTTGTTTAATACTGACGGAGTAATGTTTTCAATGTTATCTAGAAATCCGTCTAAATCATATCCAATTGAAAAAGATGTTGATGTTACTATTTCGGGTTGGTGGAAAATACAATTTAGAAATATTGCTGCATAAAGAGGTGTTATAAATGTCAAACCTAACTCCAGTTTCATCATTGGATGATGTATATCAAATAGAAACGACTGATGTTGTTTTAGGCGGTCCTGGACAAGTTGCAAATAGCCAAGCCCAGGCATTATTAAATAGAACAACATTTTTAAATGAAAGATCACAAAAAATATTAACTCCTGGTTCTCAATCAGTTACATTAACAACAGCAAATTCAGCTGTTAAATTATTTAGTTATAAACATCATTTAACCGGCGAAGCATATTCTGAACAACATTTAGATACAATGTTTGCTTTTGATATTCATTATGGTGGTATCTCAATATCAACAGAATATAAAAGCTTGTGCAGATCATATGAATTTTACATTTTTTGGGAAAATTATAGCTATAATTTCTTAAAAATGACTAAGATGTCAGGTGAAATGATTGGCGCTGGTAACTTAGAAAATTCACCTTATGAAGTATATTTAATCGTTCAAAAACGTGAAGACATTGATGGGTATACTTATTATGATTTTTATCTAGATGATCAAAATATTTCAGTTTCTGCTGAAAAAGATATCGAAATAATAATTTATGATGATGTTAAGAATATATTACAAAGCAAGATAACATTCGAATCATCATTAAGCGCAATTGCTAAAATGTATAATGTTTCATCTGGAACAACATTAAGAACATCTATTTTTCACACAATAAATGGTGGAACATTTGCTGAATTTACAACACGAGTTATTGCATCAGCTAGAATGAGTCCTAATCATACTCCTAATACAGCAATACCAACATCTGTTATTGATGAGAAAAGAATTGCAGATCTTGAAGGAAGAGTTGATGCAAATGAATTAGCGATTGGTGGTCTTGAAACTGATGTTGGAGATGTTCAAGATGATGTAACTGGTTTACAAAATACAATTTTTGCGCAATGGGAATATGTAATTCCAGGAACTTATTCTTGGACATGCCCGCTGGGAATTACATCAATTAAATTATTAGTTGTTGGTGGCGGCGGCGGTGGTGCTGGCGGTCGCGTTGCTAATGAAGGACATGGTGGCGGTGGTGGTGGTGCTGCTGCTCATAATGCATATACAGTTGTTCCAGAAACAGTTTACGAGATCGTTGTTGGTAGCGGCGGAACTGGTGGATTAACAAATGTAGAAGATCAAGTTGGTGGAACAGGCGGAAATTCTTATTTCAATGTTGTTAACAGTGTTATTGGTGGTGGCGGTGGCGGTGGTCAATACGGCGCTGGATCTGCTGGAGCTGGCGGAATAAGTTATGGTGGTCAATATAATGTCACTGGTGGACCTGGAACACGCGTAAATAATCCAGAAATGGTAAATCCTTCTGGAGCAAGCGGTGGTGGTGGTGGTGCGAATATCGCTGGTGGAAATGGTGCATGGGGTGCTGGCGGTGGTGCTGGCGGTGGCGGTAGTACAATCACTATTAGAAATGGTGGAAACGCAGGAAAATATGGTGGAAATGGTGGAAATGGTGGGACTGTTATTGATTCGACAATAGGTATTAACTCTACAAATGGATCAAATAGTTCGTTTGGAGGAGTTCCTGGTCTATCTTCACAAGTTGGATTACTTTCATCAAGTGGTGGTGGTGGTGGTTGCCCCGGCGGTGGCGGTGGCGGTGGCGGAGCAAGTGCAGCAGCTGGCGGTATTGGCGGAGCTGGTGGAGCGGGCATGGTAATTATCAGATTAAACGGATCAAACTTTAATATTTCTTAATTTATTTAAATAGGAGTTTATATATGGAATTTTTAAACACTCTCTGGGTTTCAACTATTCTTCCTTTTTTCATGAGCTATGGCATTACATTAGTAGCAACATTGGTTATTGCAATGATACTTTCTTTGATTGCAATATCATTAGTTTTGCTCAAACCAATAGCGCAATATCTCAAATCATTAGCTGAAAAGCACTTGTCAGAAAAAGTATCAAAACGTGTAAATGATTCAATCGTAAAAGTTGAAAACGTTTTATTTGACTTGTTAACAATTCAGCATAATACCGTTAAAAGATTAGCTGAAGAAGCATACGAAAACGATGGCAAGATCGATATGAAAGAAGTTGCTAATATTGCAAAAGAAGTTGCTTCATTAGCACTTGCAAGATTAACTCCAGAAGTGTCAACTCTTCAAAAATATTTGGCTGGAGATATGGTTGTAGAGTATATTCAAGATAAAGTTTCAGCTGCCATTACTCAGTCAGTGGAAAATTTTCTAAATGAAAAAATGGCTCTTAGTGGCTCAAAAAAGTAAGTAACGTATTGGTTAGAGAGTTGCAATCCGCTCTTGAACAAATTAAAAAAGGTAAGAGCGGATTGCAACTAAGACCTATCCAATACGGCAATGAAACACATATTTCAATAACATATCAAAATAAGAAAAAAGATTTTCAAGTTATTATTAATAAAAAAGACGGTGGATTTATAGGTTTTGGAAAAACTTGGGAATGGTGAATATATGAAAATAACATTGAATCATATTAAAGAATTAAAAAAGAATTTGAATATTAAACGTGATGTTCATATTCTTGGTGTTCGAGCATCAGTATCATCTAATTATGGTGAGTGGTTAAATGAAATTGAAATAGATTCAAAGAGAATTGACTATGAATCTATGGCTTGTTCATTTATAGTGTTTAAAGATGATAAGATGATGATTCTGCAAGGTTCAACTATTCCACATATAAAATACCTAACCAAAGCATTACAACTCAATGGCAATGGTTCTAATCAACTAGAATGTGGTTTTTATAAATCATATGCAAGAGGATTACATTATCCATCTGAGCAAACAGCACATCAAGCATTAAGACAAACAAAAGCACAACCAATTAGAAGAAGTTCAGATAATCTTAGTTTTGATTCTAAGGATAGAATTGAAATAGCTAATGTTCATGATAATATTCATGCGGCATGGTGTAATGTTGATGGAAAAACACATGCAAGTGCTGGTTGTCAAGTAATTGCAGGTTATCCAGAATGCAAAAAAAGAAAAAATAATACATCTCATTGGAAACTATTTCATGATCATATTTATTCATTACCAGAAAATGAATTTAACTATCTATTAGTCAATTATTGGTGGCTCGAAAGAACTGTAAATAAGACTATGAAATCAACAATTATTTATGGTTCAGAATCTGATCAAATAAAGAAAATACAGCATTATTTTCATATCTTTGAAGATGGTATATATCTAAAAGATACTTATCAGCACATATTAAAATTTCAAGCTTCGCATGGATTAGTTGCTGATGGAATTATCGGTGAACAAACACTAAAACAAATAGGATCGCTAATATGACAATTGTAGAATTAAGAGCTTATATTCTTAGAAAATTGGGTTCACCTATTCATAATGTAGAAATAACAACAGAGCAATTAGATGATGCTATTCATGAAGCTGTAGATCGTTTTACTGAACGACATTACGATGCTACGATCATGAATGTTTACAAATTAGATTTAATTCAAGGCCAAAGTAGTTATGTTTTGCCAGCATCAATAAAAACAGTTATTAACATATATCCCGGTAACAATATTTTTTCAGCCATGTCTGGAATGGAAGACTTATTAATTCCAGTATCACCAATGCCATATCAAGATTATCTTTGGAAACTTAGTGATGTTTCTTCTATTATGACATATCGAATGGCTATAAAACAATGGGAAGATTCAGTTTCAAATCAAAACATTATATTTGATTTTAACTATACTATGCATAGAATCACTATTCCAGGCGATATGAATAGATTATTAGAACAGTTTCCCAATACTAGTAGTTTTTATTTATTAGTATATGAAGCACCGGACACCGATGAAGATAATCCTGGAATAAATGAGGATATATTCAATAATAGATGGTTGAAAAATTACTCTTCAGCTTTAGCAAAACGTCAATGGGCAACAAATTTGAAAAAATATAATGGTGTTCCACTTCCTGGCGGTGGCGATTTGAACCACGACGGATTGATGTCTGATGCAAATGAAGAAATTCAAAGACTTGAGGAACAGCTCGAGGACGAATTTTGCGGATTTCCGACGATGTTAATTGGTTAAATTTCTTAATTTCAATATATAATTATATTATTCTAATATAAATGGATTTGATGATGTGAAAAATATTTTGCACGATTTTCTTACAAATTTTTCAAATTTTCAAGATTTTGAAAGATTTAAAGTGTATAACGAAAATGAGTGTATTTCTCTATCTTTAAAAAAGATCAATAGAGAAATATTTAAACGGTTCAATGAAAAGTATCCAAACTTTTTTTCCAAAGTGTTGGAAATGTTTTATCTTTTAAAATTTGAAGATATTGATAATACTTTCAAACAAAAGTTTTGTGTGTGCGGTAAACCAATAATTTTTAGAAACTATACGACTGGATATCAAACTTATTGTTCAACCAAGTGCGCCGCAACTAGTCCTGAAACAAAACTAAAAAAGAAACAAACTAAACACAAACGTTATGGTGATGAAAATTACACCAATGTTGCTAAAATAAAGCAAACAAAGTTAGAACATTATGGCGATGAAAATTACACCAATGTTGCTAAAATAAAGCAAACAAAGTTAGAGAAATATGGTGATGAAAACTATGTTAATCGCGAAAAAGCTAAACAAACATGTTTAAAGAAATATGGCGTTGATCATTATTCTAAGACAGAAGAAGGTCAAATTCAAATAAAGAAAACAAAGTTAGAGAAATATGGTGATGAAAACTATGTTAATCGCGAAAAAGCAAAAAATACAATTTTTGAACGTTACGGCGTCGATCATTATTCTAAAACAAAAGAATATCAAGATAAAATTAAAAAAACTAGTATGGATAAATATGGTGTAGAATCACCATTTCAAAATAAAGAAGTTCAATATAAAATTAAACAGACGTTGCTAGATAAATATGGTGTTGATCATTATTCTAAGACAGATCAAAGAAAACAAGCTGTTTTGAATACTTTTTTACAAAAATACAATTCAACATGCTCTTTCACTTCAGAACAAATTCAAGAGAAAATAAAGGAGAGCATGATTGAGAAATATGGTGTTGAAAATCCGATGCTGTCTGATCAAATCAAACAAACAATTAGAGATAATAATTTCATCAAATATGGTTTTAACAGTCACACACAAATAAATTTTACTAATTATGAAAACTATAATGAGGATTTTATCCGAGAACATTTTATTAAAGATGGGTATTTTATATTTGACGATTTTTGCAATTATTTTAATTGCTCTCTTACGCGCGCTCACATTACACGAAAATTATTCAACATCATAGAAGCAAAAAAAGCTGAAAGAAATCGAACGCAAAACTTAATATATGATTGGTTATTATCTTTAAATATTTATGCTATGAATAATGATTATTCAGTTTTAAATAATTTGGAATTAGATATTTTAATTAAAGATCATAATATGGCTATCGAATATGATGGCTTGGCATACCATTCTTTTGGAAAAAATGCTTGGTCTGTTTTAAATAATTATGAATTAGAATCTAGTAAAAAATTTAATCATTTGTATAAAACTGAGCAATGCGAAAAACAAGGTATTCAATTATTGCACATCTTTGAAAATGAGTGGTTAGAAAAGCCGGACATTTGGAAATCTGTTATTAAATCAAAACTTGGGTTGAATCAAAGAATCTATGCGAGAAAATGCAAAATCCAAGAAGTTGATTATGATACATCATATAAATTTCTTGAAAATAACCATCTTCAAGGATCTTGTATGTCATCAACTAGAATCGGATTATATTATGATAATGAGTTAGTTTCGCTTATGACGTTTGGTAAGTCTAGATATAATAAAAAATATGAATATGAATTAATTAGGTTTTGCTCTAAACAAGGATTAAATATCGTTGGTGGAGCATCAAAACTATTCAAATATTTTATAAATAATTATAAGCCATTATCTGTTATTAGCTATGCTAACAGAAGGTGGTCAGATGGCAATTTATATAGACATATTGGATTTTCGGAAATTGATAAGACGTTGCCAAACTATTTTTATTTTAAATTGCCCGAGCTAAATTTACAATCTAGAATTAAATTTCAAAAACACAAATTGGAAAATATTTTATCAGTATATAATAAGGAATTGACTGAAACAGAAAATATGTACAATAATAATTACCGTAAAATTTATGATTGCGGAAATTATGTATTCGAATGGATAAAATAAAATGGCACAATATCCTCATAATTTTAATTTTAGGACAGCAGATTTTAATCTGTATAATTCATTGCAAAATGAAATAATAAATATGCGTGGAATAGAAGTTGTCTATTTGCCCAAGATCGAGCAGAAAGTTGATTTAATCTTAGGTGAAGATGTTTTGGCTAAATTTAATGATACATATCCAATGATTATGTATTTAACTTCATTTAGTGAATTTGGCGGCCAAGGAGATATGTTTGGTCACTTTGGATTAACCATAACTGATCAAGCAACATTCGAAATAAACATTGACGAATTTGAATCAATAACTGATTCATTGGTTCCAGTAGAAGGTGATTTAATCTATGTTCCAGCTGGAAATTGGTTAATGGAAATATTCCATTCTGATAAAGATGATCCATTTATGCACATGGGAAAGCCAACTAAATATACTTTTCAAACCAGAATGCATGATTATTCACACGAAGAACTTGATACTGATATTAACGAAATTGATTCTCTTAATGAACTTGATACTTCTGATATTGAATCTGAAAATGATGAAATCGATACAGAAATAACTGGTATATTAAATAGCTCGCAACCTAATATATTTGGAGATAAGTAATGAGAAAAGCAAAATATTATAATTTGAAAATGGTCGATTGGAATTTTGACTATAAACGAAATGAAAGATTTCATATCTTTGGAGATATTGTTGAATTGCCCACAAAAATGGCAGATGAATTTCCACAGTATTTTAAACGTGTTCCAGTTAAAGAAGAAGAAGTTGTGAATGAAAGTATAGAAATTGTTAAAGAAGTTGAATCAGAAAAATTAGTAAATAGTATTGATGAAAGCGAAAAGATTGTAACGGAACCTAAGAATGATGCCACATTAGAAGAACTTTTTGAAAGTGATTTGGCTCAAGGAAAAGTAAAATCAAGTAAAAAGTTTTATATATGGAATGAAAAAAAGATAGACAAAAAAGACTATGAGACAGCAGAAAATAAATCAGAGTTTTTATTTGAAATATTAAATTAAATTCTATATAGTAATACCTCTATTCGTGGCGTTTAACTTAGTTGTTATACGCCACATTTTTATATGAAAAAAACGAAACAAAAAACATACATCGATGATAAGAACTATTTCAAAGGAAATCCGAAGCTTCGCGCCCCAGATGTTGAAATAGAATATTCTGATGAACAAATAAAAGAGCTCATAAAATGTATGGATGATTTCGTTTATTTTTGTGTTAAGTATATTAAAATTGTTGATTCTGATAAGGGTAGAATTATTCCGTTTGATTTGTATCCATACCAAATGGAAATGGCCAAATTATACAAAAAAGAAAAACGAATAATTGTAATGGCCCCAAGACAGTGTGGTAAATCAATTTTCACAATAGCATATCTTCTTTGGGTCGGTTTGTTTCATGATTATAAAAATATCATTATTGTAGCGAACAAGGAAGGAACGGCTAAGAAAACACTAAGAAAGCTTAAAGAAATGTATATGCATCTGCCATTTTGGTTAAAGCAGGGTATAACTGAATGGAATAAAAAGCAAATTAGCTTTGAAAATAATACAAATATATATGCAGAATCAACTTCTTCGAGTGGTAACAGAGGTGATACAGCAAGCATAGTTTATTTAGATGAAGCAGCCATAATCGATAAAGGATTATGGGAAGAATTTTATACTGCAGTTTATCCTTCTATATCAGCAGTTAAATCTGCTCAAATTATAATAACCAGTACACCAAAAGGCTATAATCATTTTTATCAATTTTGGGTATTAGCTTCAAATAAACAAAGTGAATATGTTCCATTTAGAGTCAAGTGGAATGAAGTTCCTGGACGTGATGATAAATACAGAGTAAAAACTATTCAAGCTCTGGGCGGCGGAGCAAAAGGATTAAGAAAATGGCGTCAAGAATATGAATGCTATTTTACTGGCTCGGGCGGAACTCTTGTCGAAGGTGAAGCTTTAGAAAATTTAAAACCATCAATAATCTTAGAATCGAGATTTGATGATAAGTTTTTAATCTATAATCAGCCAGAAGAACATAATCAATATATCATAATTTCTGACGTATCAGAAGGTGTTGGTAATGATTATAGCACATGCCAAGTTTTTCAAATAATGACAAATAATAAATTTTTACAAGTAGCAACATATCGAGATAATGAAGTTAAAACAAATGAATTTGACATTATTATAGATAAAATGGCAAAATACTATAATGATGCGTTGTGTATCGTTGAATCTAATACTTATGGACGTGAAGTTTTAAATCGACTCGTATATGAAGATGAAAATGAAAACGTCTTTTTTGAGTCAGATACAGATGATTTCGGAATTAAAATGACAAAACAGACTAAATTAATTGGAAATAGTTATTTGAAAGGCAATATCGAAAATGAAAATTTCATTTTGCAAGATTTTGAAACTATATCAGAAATAAGTAAATATGTAAAGAAGAAAAATTCTTATGAAGCTGATAGCGGTTATCACGACGACTTGGTAACGCCATTAGTTATTTTTTCTTATTTTATATCAAAGAAAGCTAATCTCGAAAATTGGATTTCAATTGATCTAGTAAATAATAAAAGTAGAATGCAAGAAAAGATAGAAGCTGATTTTTTACCTATTGGATTTATCTGTAATGGATCTGTAGATATAGATTTGAATATTTTAAATGATGATGATGATTTTTAAAAAGAAGGAGTTTATTATATGAGCTTTGGATTATCACCGAGTATAGATGTAAATGAAAGAGATTTTTTATCGCCTAGCCGACAAACTGCAAATAGGTTTGGCGCTATGGTTGGCAACTTTAACTGGGGTCCCGTTGGTGAAAGATTTTTTGTAGATGAAGAAAAGACGTTGGTTCAAAATTTTAATCCACCGAGTGCTCTTAATCGCGGAGACTGGTTTTGCGCAGCTAATTACTTATCTTATAATGATAAATTGTATCTTGTAAGAGCAATAAAAGAAGCTGGTTCATCTAATGCTGGTATTGCATTATTCTCAAAAGCTCTTAAAACTTTTGTTCTTGAATCAGTAGTTGGCGAATTTGTTGCTGGAGATGCTATTAGCGGTGTAACAAGTTTGGCCACTGGCGTTGTTGTTAAGGTTGATGTTGAAGGTCTTATCACCAGCTTAATAGTGGATGTTACCTCAGGAATTTTTGAAGAAGAAGAAGATATAACTGATGGTGAATCAGTTCCAAAAACTGCATCAATTACAACTATTGTTGATGATATTACAACTTACCCATTTACAATGCTCAAGAAAAATCTTGATCATGAAATCGTTGTTGCTGATGATGATTATGTTAAGTTTAAAGTATTAGCAAAATATCCTGGTGTTTATGGTAATAACATTTCAGTTGCAATTTCAAATTCAACTAATTTTGCTAATGCACTTATCGTTGGTACAACTACTTTTAAAGCCAATTTTGAATTTGCACCAACTACAACTGAAGTTGCTGTTGCTGTTCTTTTAAATGGCGGAATTGTTGAAAAGCATATTGTATCATTAGTTCCGGGTGCTAAGAATTATCGTGGTGAAAACTATTACATTGAAACATATTTAAACAAATATTCAAATTATATTTATGTTTATGATAATAGCACTATCTCAACAGTCAATTCAGTAGTCTCAACAAGTTTGGCGCAAGGTGTTCACGTTGCACCAGAAGCAAGCGATTATATGGATGGTTATGATCTTTTTGAAAATAAAGAAGAAATTGATATCGATGTAATTTTTGAATCTGGTTGTATTGATATTGCTGATGGTGAAACTGTAGCAGCTCATATTATTGATGAAATTCTTGATACACGAAGAGATTCGCGTGGTGTTTTTGGTCCAAAAAAAGCTGATGTTGTTAATATTGTTATGGCAACTGCTATTGCCAATATGATTACTTATGTTACAACAACATTAAATAAAGATTCATCATTTGCAGCATTTTATGGCAACTATAAATATCAATATGATAGATATAATGATGAATATGCTTGGGTTCCGATAACTGGTGATGTTGCTGGTATTTATGCAGCGGGCCAAGCATGGGAAGCTCCAGCTGGTGTTAATCGTGGTTTAATTAAAAATTGCGTTAAATTAGCAATTAATCCATCTGAAGGTTATCGCGATCAGATGTATCCAGTTGCAATTAATCCAATTTATACATTGAAAAATGTTGGACATGTTGTTTTTGGACAAAAAACTCTTAAAACTTCTTCTTCATCATTATTTTCAAGAGTTGATATTCGTGGTCTATTCATATTACTTCAAAAGAATGCAGTTGACATTTCTAGATATTATCAATTCCAGAAAAACACAGCAACTGAAAGAAGACGTTTTGTTGCAGATGTTGAACCAATATTCCGAATAGTTCAAGGTCTTGGTGGCATTGAAGAATATATGATTATTTGCGATGAAACAAATAATACTGGTGATGTAATTGCATCTCAAACAATGTTAGCTGATTTTTATGTTAAACCAGCTCAGAGCGCTGAATGGATTAGACTGAATTTTAATGCAACTCAAGCAACGGTAAATTTTGAAGAAATAGTTTCTTCACCCTATACCGTGTAACCAAGGAGAATAAATTATGTTTAATATAGAAGATTTCAAAGCTAATTTTTTAGGTGGCGCTAGACCTAATAAATTTGAAGTAGAAGTTCCAGGACTTCCCGATAAAGCACGATTTTTGATTAAATCATCATCTCTTCCAGGAGCAACATTAGGCGAAATTCCTATAAAGTATCAGGGTGTAGAAGCGAAATTTGCTGGTGATAAAACATTTGCAGATTGGGAAGTAACTTTAATCCTAGATGAAGACTATGCTGGATTTAATGAAATTGAAGCGTGGCACAATCTTATTAAAGAAAATGATTCGGGCATTGGCGCTAATAATCATAGTCAATATAAGAAAAATTGCAATCTTATTCATTATAGTCAGAGTGGAGAAGTTATTGCAACTTATAAATTAAATGGCGCATGGCCAAAGGTTATTCCTGATACACCAGTATCTTGGGATAATGTTGATACAGCAATGGAGATTAATATAACGTTTAGTTATGATTGGCGTGAACGAGTGGCATAACGGTTTTCTCCTTATAAAGAGGGTAAAATTATTTTTACCCTCTTTTTTTGTTTAAAAAATATAAACGTGTATATAATATTAATATGTTTAATAAAGAAAATTCACAAATAATATTAAAAGAGTTTTACGATAATTTTGCTTCAAGAATTATCATTTTTTACCCAATACATGAAAATCTATTGAAGATCATATCAAATCCAATTAATAAGAAATTATTTGAAGAATTTGATACAAAATATCCATCATTTTTTAATAAAATAAATGAAATGATATATTGCATTGATAAAGAATTGAATGATATTATAGTTCAAAAACTGTGCTATTGCGGAAATATTAAACATTTGAAAAATTATGTTGCTGGATATAAACAATATTGCTCTAGAAAATGTATGTGCAATAGTCCAGAAATAAAAACCAAAAAGAAAATAACAACTCAACAACATTATGGAGTAGACAATCCAGCAAAATCATCCATTATTCAAATAAAAATTCATGATACTATACTCGAAAAATATGGCGATCGTAATGCGTATATTGATAATATTCGAGAAAAAATGAAACAAACTTGTTTGGATAAATATGGGGTTGATCACAATTTTAAAGTTGAATCGATAAAATCAAAAATAGGAGATACATGTTTAGAAAAATATGGTGTTAAATATGCGTGTCAATCTGATGTTGTTAAAGAAAAAACCAAGAAAACATGCAATGAGAAATACGGCGGAAATGCTCCATCTTCATCAATTGATATCAAAAATAAGATAAAAGAAACGAATAATAAAAAATATAATAATGATAGCATTCAACAAATTCATCTTACCAATTTATCAGACATGAATGAAGAATACATTCGATCAAATTTTATTAAAGATGGATATTTCTTAGTTGAAGAATTTTGTGATTATTTCAGTTGTTCATTAACTTATGGAGTTGTTAAAAGAAAAGAATTTGATATAACTGAAAAAGTTAAGACTAGCAGACAAAAAACACAAAATAGAATTTATGATTGGATAGTGAGTTTGGGCATTATAGCAGTCAATAAGGATAGAACATTATTAAATGGAAAAGAAGTTGATCTGTATATGCCAGAGCACAAATTAGCAATAGAATATGATGGACTCATGTTTCATTCATTTGGTAAATCAAAACATTCAATGTTTAATAATAGTAATGATGAAAACGAACAAAAGAATTATCATTTGATTAAAACCGAAGAATGCGAACGACAAAATGTTCAATTGCTCCATATATTTGAAGATGAGTGGATCAATAAACAAGAAATTTGGAAGAGTGTTATTTTAAATAAGTTAAATTTAAGTAATAAATTACATGCTAGAAAATGTACAATTAAAGAAGTTTCTAATAATGAAAAATCTGAATTTTTAATTAATAATCATCTTCAAGGTAATGACAAATCAAGTATTAGAATTGGTTTATATTATCATGATAAATTAGTATCAATTATGACTTTTGGTAAATCGAGATACAATAAAAAATATGAATATGAATTAATTAGATTCTGCAGTTGTTTAAACACGTCTGTAGTGGGTGGAGCATCAAAGTTAATAAGATACTTTATAAACACATATAAACCCTCGTCTATCATATCGTATGCTAATAGAAGATGGTCAAATGGAAACTTATACAATCAGCTTGGATTTGAACATCTTTCAATGAGCATCCCAAACTATTTTTATTTTAATTCAGATTTAACATTAAAATCAAGATTGCAATTTCAAAAGCATAAATTGAGCAAATTGAATAATTATGCTGATAATCTAACAGAAACCGAAAACATGTACAATAATGGATTTAGAAAGATATATGATTGCGGCAACCACGTATTTGCCTTAAATTTATTAAAGTAAATATATTTAATAAATTTTTCAAAAGGTAAAAATTATGTCTTTAACAGAATTTAAAAGTCTATTCAGTGATTTACTCAGACCAAATTATTTTGAAGTTATTATTGAACCACCTCAAAAATTATCCGGTATTGATACATCATCTTTCAAATATTTAGCGATAACAACCGATTTTCCTTTTGAAACAATCGTTCCAAAGGAATATATTGCGTTATCAAGAAAATATAAAATTGCAGGAAATGTTGATTATGATCCATTTACAATAAGTTTCTATCTTGATTCTCAAGGTAAGTTATTGGATTTTTTTGAACGATGGAAAAAACTAATTGTTAATGATGAAAACAAAATGGGGTATTACAACGATTATACTGGAACAATGAAAATAAAAATGTTGGATCGAAAAAAGAATAACATTTTTGAGGTTAAACTAGTTGATGTATATCCAGTTAACCGAAATAATATTTCATTAAATAATAACACGACTGATTCTTTCATAGAAATGAGTATAAGCTTCGAATATTTGAGAGCTGAATATATAATCAATGGCGCGGCTTATCAAAGTGATTATTCGCCCTCTGATTTCAATTCTATTACTAAGGCTTATGGATTAGTGACTGGTAATTCTGGTATTATTCCAGGAATGACTAAAGGAAACGGAAATTATTCACCATTGGGTGGAGATTTTCTTTCATTTAATCCATTTGAAAAACAAATTGGAGATGCTTTAAACAAATTAGGAACAGATATAAATAAAACTTTTGGCAATTCCGGTTTGCCACAAATTAGCTCATTTGGAACAACATTATCATCAACCCTCGGAGATAAAATTAAAAATACACAAAAAACAATAATGGCTCCAATTCAAACGGGGATAAATGATCTTCAAACCAAGATCACTAGTAAATATAAAGATCTTCAACAAAAGACAAAACAAAGATTACAAGATGCGGCTTCCAAAACATTAAAAAAAATATTTAAATTTTGAGGTAAAAATATATGCTTCCAATTGTAGACAATAGATTAACACACGAAATAAAGCTTCCAGAATCGAAACAATTGATTAAAATCAAGTCTTATAAATCAGCTCAGGAAAAGGTTCTGTTACAAGCTATTTTAGAAAGAAAAGACAAAAAGCTTTGGTTTGTCAATATCTTACAAATATTAAAAGACAATTTAGTTGATGGAAATATAGTTTTCGATTCGACTATTTCAACCGTTGACTTTTTGTATCTTTGCATAAAGCTTAGAAGCATAAGCAAAGGTGAAATGTTTAATTATAGTTTTCAGTGCGATAATATGATTAAGAACGAAGATGGAACAGAAACACAGTGCGATCATATATTTAAAGAATCTGATACTATAGATTCTCTATTAGTGGTCAAAAATAGTGATGTTACAAAAACACTTTGCGAAGTTAATTCAAAGTTATCATTAGAATTAAAAGTTCCTTCAATTGACTACTATAACTACTTGGCTGATATAGATGATAATCTTGAAGCTGAAATAGAATTTATGGATGATGAAGCATATCTTCAAAAGAAAAATTTAGAAATGTTTTGCAATCAAGTATGCTTTGCAGTATCTAAAGTTATCATTAAAGATGATGATGGCAAACCTCATGTTTATACCAATTTTACACCAGATGAATTTAAAGAAAATATTCTTATGAATTTGTCTTTCACTGAACTTGGTAAAATATTTGAGCAAAAGAAAAAATTGATAAGCATGACTATAAGAATTAGAAAAGTATGCCCAAAATGCCAAGCTGTTTTTGAGAGAGACGAAAAGAATTTTTTCGAATATGTCGTCTAGTTTATAGTTATGTAAGTATATATATGTATTATGAATTAATACATACGCTTAAACTAGGCGACTATTCAATAATTGAAATAGAGAATATGGCTCCTTATGAATTGGAAATATTTGCGGCAATGCATGATAGATTTTTAAAGAGTCTTAAAAAAGGACAAAAATAATGGCTTCTTCAAATCTTCCAATGGTATTAAACAATAGCAATGATTTTGCCAGCACATTGCGATCATTATTTTCTCCAAATTCTAATGCAAACAATCAAATACTGCTGATGAGAAAGTTGTTCAATTCTCAAAATAATCAGAATAATAATCAAATACCACTCGATGATAATAATGGAGCTGAAACATTTTTCTCAAAGGAAATGTTTAAAAAATTGGATAATATGTTTGAAAAAACATATTCAGTTTTGGAAAAAATAAGCGATGATGTTCGTGAATTAGTTAAGAGTGATGAAGACGATAAAAAGCGTGAAGAAGAAGATTTTTATAAAGAACAAAGAGAAGAAAAGAAAGAAAAAGCTACTGAAAAACAAACATCAATATTGGAAAAAATATTAAAAAGCTTTAAAGATTCATTTAGTTTCGGTGGTAATGATATTGGCGGCAGAGGTTTAGATACAAAAAATATGCCATCATTAATTAAGAGTATTGCCGGAACTGCAATTGGATTGAAATTATCATCAATGCTTGGCGCCGGAGCATTATTTGGTGGAACGGCTTTAGGTGGTTTTGGAGCTATATCTGGTGCATTTGATGCGGAAAGAATTAGTGGTTCCAAAGACTTGACTGGAATAACCGGCGCAGGACGCATATTAGGCAGCTCTTTAGCTGGAATGTTATCAGCATTAACATTTGGATTATTAGACGATAGAGAGATTTATAAATTCATGACAACATCTATTCCAAAATATGCTGGACAAGCTTTTGATTATGCAAAAGAAACTGCTATAAATGCAATAACCGTTATTGATAAATCCTTACAAAATTGGCTCGGCGAAGAATATACAACGGTAAAAAAATCAATTATTGATAAATTTAATGAATTTAAAGACGTTGGAAAGAATATTGCCAAAAAAGCATTTGGAATACTAAGTGGAGTAACAACATCAGCATATGATTATTCTTTGGACATAATTAATTGGATTGAAGGAAATACAACTCCAGAATTAGGAAAATCAAAAACTGGAGCTATTCCCAAAAGTCAGCAAAAAGGACAACCAAAAGATATTATAAAAAGTCAGCCAATGACTGCAAAAATTGGTGATAAAATTTCTGGTGGCACAGCAAAAACTGATTTGTTAGGAAAAGTTGCAAGGGAACGAAGTAAAGATGCAAATATAAAAAAATCTATTGGTAAGTGCTATGCTGGTGTGAAAACAACTTTAATGAAAGCTGGATTAGTTGATCATTATCTTTCTGGTGGAAAAGCAATTAATGCAATTGAAGAATTTGAAAGATTGGGATGGGATGAAAAAACTGGAGGATTGTGGAGCACCGAAGTGGAACAAGTAAGAAATTTACCTCCTGGATATTTAGTTGTTTGGAATAAAGCTCCAAACAAACCAAATGATGCTGGTCATGTTGCAATTACACTTGGTGAAGGCCGAGAATATTCTGATCACGAACAATCAATTGAAAGTTCTATTAGAAAGCGAGGAGCATTTGGATTTAGAATATTTGCTCCTCATAAAAAACCATTAGCCGAATCGTCAGATGCTTTAGATTCGTGGGTGTGGAGTGCTATTAAAAATGCGCCATCAGCAATGTATAAAAATTTAAAAAGCACATTGAGTGGAGAAAATAGTTTATATAATAGTGATTTGTATAAGGGTGATCAAGAATTGATAAAATCGGTGATGTTTCCATCATCTATGAATACAACAGAAACTGAAGATACTAATATTAAACGTGTTGTTGATAATTCAAATAATGCCAAACAACCAACACAAATAACACAAAATGTTGAATCTAAACCACCAGTTAGCATTGTTTATAATAATTCAACTAATAATATTCCACAAGACACATCAACATCGCTCAATCCATTTGAGTGGACTTGGATTAAGGCTCTTTTGCCGAATAGGAAATTTTAATTATGTTAGGACACAATGCATTTTATCACAATGTTATTAGAAAATATATTGTTGCATTTGGATCTTTGTTTAATGATGTTCATGTTATTAGATCGGATAGCGCCGGAAATATTGTTAAGGATATTAAAGTTCCAATCACATTTGCTTCAAAAGATAGAACGAGATATGAATTAAATAGTGTTCATTCAAATGCTTCGGGGCAATATCAGATTGGATCAATATTGCCGAGATTATCATATGTATTGAGTAATAATATTGAATTTGATAATATGAGACCTTTAAATCCTCTTCACAAAAGAAAAGGACAAATTGATTCAACAACATTTACAGAAACTGATATCATGGTTGGTAGACCATTTAACTTCAGCTTTCAATTGTCTATTTGGACAAAATATATTGATGATATGTTTCAAATAGTTGAGCAAATATTATGTTTTTTTCAACCAGATTATCATGTTACGGTCAAAGAAATTCCAGAATTAAATATTGAATCATCGATTCCAATCGTTTATCAAGGCTGTTCACCAAATTTTGAAACTGAATTCGATGATAATTCTTGGAGAGTAATAAGATTTGATATTGATTTTACGTTGAAAGGTTGGATATATCCGCCGATCAAAGATTCATCAATCATTAATAATATTAGAATGAATTTTTATTCTGATTTAGATAGCGATAAAAAAATATCAATTATTAAAAATGAATACGATGAAGAAAATAGTATTTTATATTCGGCCATAGTTGATAACACCGATGCCTTATTTCATTCTGTCGATATTGGTGGATCAGTTATTCCAATTGCTCAAGTTCAAATAAATGTATACAAATCAGATACACAACCAACACTAGCTCCTGATGAAATGACTGCATATTGGTTCGATTCAGTATCTGGCAATAAATATTTAATAATTAAATCTAATGATGAAGAGACATTAATAGCCTTATAAAGGAGGATTTAGAAAATGAATGAAACATTACAGTTTGAAGATGTTTTTCAACAGCCAGAAAAAAAAGATATTGAAGTTAAAAGTATTGAAGAAACATTTGATATTCCAGAAGTTAAAGTGGAAGTTGAAATCAAATTTGATCCTATTGAAACTAAAGGTGATAAACAGGATTTTTCAGATGATATAAATTACGTTAGAACAAAACTTCTTCATTCTATTGGCAAGGCTGATAAGATTCTTGATAATTTACTTGCTATGATTTCTATGGATGAAAAATTAATTGAAATGAGCCAGCCACCAAAAGGTTATTATCGTTATTATGATGTGTCAACTCAATTGTTAAAATCAATAACCGATGCCTCAAAAGAACTAATAAATCTTCATAGTCAGAATTTGAAAATTAAAAAAGATATGGAATGGCTTGAGGTTGTAGAAGTAAAAGAAGAAGATAAAATAGTAAATAAAAAGGTTAAACTTAATGATTTGATTCGAGACGTAAAGAATGCAACTAAAGGAGAAACAGATGATGAGATTTAAGTATATCTTTTTAATGTTAATGTTTGTATTTTTGACAAACATATCATATTCACAAACAGTTACAATAAGCAACAATTGGTCTTTGCTTGATAATAGTGTAGAAACACTTTATCGAAATAATCAAAGCATTTATATGAGAATATTTGCTTCTAGCACCAGCGAATTACCAACTGGTGATGTTGGTATAATTATTCAACCTTATGAAAATTTTTCAATTCCAGCTGATTCTAATTATTACTTTGCAAAAACATATTCTGGAACTGGTGAACTTGCAACTGTAAGTGATTTTTTCAAAAATACAATTTCCGGATCAGTTACAGCAGTTATTGATCCAGCATATTCTGATGATTTGAATGTTGTTAGACCAGCTAAAATAGATTCAGCAAGAAGCGTTTTTATTAATATAGCTTCTGATTCGATTGGATTAAAAACGAGTGTTGATCAAATCTCTACAAATACTAAAAATTCTACAGAAATAAAACTTAGAAATGTTATGTTGGTTGCTAATACACCATTGGAAATAACATCAGAATTAGTAGCTGCTAACCGTGAAGGTATTGAAATAATGCCATTTAATACGGAAATTGACTTTTGGTTAGACTTTGATCAAGATCCAGTCATTGGAACGTCTGGTACAAGACGTTTCAGTGGTGTTTATTTAAAATTACCCAAAGCTATTAATCCTCATCTAATTTCATCGCAATCAGTTATGCTGAGCATTATTGAGGGAGGCTTCTAATAATGAAAAAATATTTTGTTTTATTTTTTCTTTGTATATCATGTTTATCAGTGGCTGGAGATTTTATAGTTCCAGTTAATCCTCCACCCAATATTTTAAATTCATCAATTGGCCCAGAAAAACTTGAAAATATTTATTTGTCAGCTGGTCCAACAATAGAACCTTCTTATGTTGATCATGGCTCAAATGTAATAACAGTAAATGCTTGTTGTATAACATTATATGATAATGATCATCATGCTGGTTTACCAAAATTATATGATTTCGGCATTGCAACATTCACATTAAATGTGAATACAACAAATTATATCGTGGGAAAGTATAATAATGGCTCACCGATATTAGATTTAGTTACTGATGTTGAATTGATCAACGAATCTGATGTCGTTCCTATTTTAACAATTTATGATAGTGCCGGATATTTGCACACATTAAATTGGGATACTCTTGGAAAAGGTTTAGTTAATAAATTACATCAACGACTTGTTAAAACTGCTAGATATATGAGAGAAGACGGTGTCGTTTTAACAATGAATAATCCTGGGTCGGATTTAACTTTTACTATAACTGCTGGTCGAGTATGGTATGGAGCAGCTAGACAAGCAATAAATGCAGTTGTAAGCACTTCGGATAGGGTCGTTTTAGTTTTTCCAAATGGAACAATAGAGAGTATAACAGCATTGGATAATATGAACTATGTTAGCTCTAATGCTAAACAAGTTTTAACTCCAAATAGATATGCTGTAAATTGGGTCTATCGCGGAATTGAAGAAGAAAATCATTGTTATATAATGCTTGGAGAAGGTGATTATACTTTAACAGAAGCACAAACAGCAACCATTCCAGTTGCACCCGGTTTAATAACATCTCATGCTCAACTAGTTGCAAAAGTTATTATTAAAAAAGAAGCTCTTAGTCCAACATCTATACAAAGCGCTTATGAGAAAACATTTGGTTTTTCAACGGCTCAGATTCATAATGAGTTGAGTGGTTTAAATGATGGAGATTTGTTTGAACATTTAACGCAAATTGAAAAAAATCAAGCGTTGGTTGGTAGTTCAACTATAGATTTCTCGGCTAAAGATGGCGATTTCAGCGGAGATGTAAATATTATAGGTTCATTCACACTAAATGGTGTTGATGTTCTTGGAGATATAAATGCGGCTCTAACTGAAATTTTGGGAGAATAATATATGAAGAAATTAACACTTTTTATATTGATGTGTATAAGCTCATTTGGTTGGGCACAATCTATATCAGATAAGCTAATACAAGTAAACGATGCAAAATTAAATATTAAAGCGGCAATAGCATCAAAATCAGTTGATATGGCTGGAATACCATTTACAGATTATCATCTTTCAATAGCTTCAATAACAACAGGCGGTGCTGCTGAAGGTGATGCATTAGTTACAGATGTTTTATCCGGAAAAACTTTTAGTAATGATACTGAATCTGGAATTACGGGCACAATGCCAGATAATGGAGCTGTAACAATAACACCTGGAGTTGCAACGCAAAGTATTGCTTTGGGATATCATAATGGATCTGGTATTATTAAAGCTGTTTCAGCATTAAATGTTTATGATTATAATATTGCTTCTGGAGTAGAAATTTTAGGTGTTACAGGAACACTGCAACCAATTGCGAGTATTAGTTATAGCACAATAACACAAGTACAACTTGCTAC